AAGCTTGCATCACAGAAAGTCCAATGGGCGGACAACGTGACCATGACCAACGCCGAACACCAGAAGCTGCTCGACGCTCATGGCCCCGCCGACACAGCACTGATGATCGAGCACCTGAGCCATTACAAAGCAGCGAATGGGAAGCACTATGACAGCGATTACCGGGCGATCTTGGCTTGGGTGACAAAGTGGCTGTCAGAACAGAAGGGGACGAAGACCGGTGCGGCACAGCGGCCCAGCAAGGCGCCGACTCCAATGCCGCCGACACAGGAGAGCCTGGCAGAGCAGGAGCAGAGGATCCTCGCAAATGAACGCTGGATGCGAGATTTTTTGGAAAGCCAACGGGAGGACGAACAGAATGAATGAACAGAACAGAAGCGACAGTCTGTTGGAGATGGCCAGAGGCGCCATCCTCGAACGGGTAGACTATGAGGCGGCACGGGATCGCCCAGCAGTGGGGGCGGATGGCGCACTGCGTTTACTACGGGCGCCTGATCCTGATGGGGCACACGCCTGGGCTGCTGCCCTTGTGGGTCAGGACGGCGACACCACCGGAGGAGGATGAGACATGACGGGAGCGGAAATCAAAGCATTCCGGGCGCAGAAGCAGATGTCGCAGTACCAGCTTGCCCAGTTGGTCGGCACGACGCAAAACGCTGTGAGCAAGTGGGAACGCAACCAAATCAGGCCGTCAGACGCATACAAAGCCCGGTTGGAGTGGCTCGTGCACGCCGCTCCGGATGAACTGCAAGCCAGACGGGACGAAGTCCGACAAGAACAGGCGGAAGAACGGCGCAAACGGCACTGCGCAAACCCCGTGAAGCCGAAGAAGCCGGCAAAAAAGAAACCGCCAAGATCTGTAGCTGCACGAGCCGCCAACCCTTGCAAGGGCTGCCCCCACTGGCAGCACATGGACAGTGCGAAAAGCAAGACCATGTACTGTGCCTGCATCCAGGAGACCGGCCATGCCCGCACCTGCGGTGTAGAGCGTACATACCAGCGGCATAGGGAACTGAGTCCGCTGTCTCTGGACGCTGCTAGGGCGGCGGAGTTGGGGTTGAGCTATGGGCAGTACAAGGCAAGAGAGGTGGTGCGATGAATCGACAACAACGACGGGCGAAGGCGAGGCGGAAGCCGGACAAGCCGAAGCCTGCGTCACGGGCAGACATGGTCAATCTGGCCTACGATGTGGTCTTGCTGTTTGCCATGACCACGCTGCACGACAAGTATGGGTTTGGCAAGACCATACTTGCAGACTTTAGACGCCACATCCAGGGTCTGATGGACACGGTCGTCGGGAACTTTGCCAGCGTGATTGACCTGAACGAGACACTGCACGAGGAGACTGGCCTCTGGGTCATCGAGCCGGAGCAGTATAAGAGGCGGGTGAACCGATGAGCAAGCCCAGATACCGCTGGTGGGGCTACGTCAAGGCTGTGATCCGGGCGTATCCGGCGCTCGACAAGGTGATGCGGGAGCCAATCTACACCCCGACCACAGCACGATACAGCACACAGCCGCCGCAAGCCGGAGATGGTCGGGGAGTAGAGTGCGCAGTGATTAAGAAGTTGACCAAGCGGGATATGGAGGAGTACGAGGCGGTATCGGCTGCTATCAGGGAGACGGAGCGGCTACCCAACGGTAAGGCACGCCTGAAGATTATCGACCTGGTCTATTGGCAAGGGACGCACACCTTGGCGGGTGCTGGCTTGCAGGTGGGGTATAGCTATCGACGTGCAAGAGATTTGCACCAGCAATTTGTATGCGCAGTGGCAGAGAATTTGGGATTGAAAGAAAAGATGGGCTCCAAGAGCCAAAAGAACGTGGTAAAGTAGCATCATCCCGAAGTGGCAAGCGGTGAACAGTGCCACCAAGGGGCACCTCCTGTGGTATACGGGGAGGCTGGCGGTTGTCGGCCTCCCTTACCCAGGGCTCATTTTGAATCCCTCCCCATTGACGGCTGGAAAGACAGCCCCGGACCGGCGGGTTATCCGGCACCAATCAGGCGTGAGCTTTGCGGGGCTTGCGCCATTTTTCTACCCCGAAGGAAGGTGGTTGTTTTGTCAGAGCTGAAAAATAAGCAGCACGAGTTGTTTTGCCTAGAGATAGCTTCGGGGCAAAACAACACACAGGCCGCAATAAATGCTGGGTATAGCGAAAAGTCAGCGCGCAAAACAGGGAATCGTTTGCGGACAAATGCGGACATTTCAGCGCGTATTGACGAGCTTATGGCAGAGATAGCGTCCGAAAAAGTTGCTGACGCTCAAGAAGTCATGGAATACCTGACAAGTGTCCTCCGGGGCAAATCGACGTCCAGCGTCCTCGCCCGTGACGAGATCGGCGCCGAGCGCGTGATCGAAAAGCCGCCGGATGAGAAAGAGCGCCTAAAGGCTGCCGAGCTCCTGGGCAAGCGTTATGGTCTATACACCGACAAGGTCGACCTGGACGCGGACGCAGAGCTGCATATCTGCATCGACTATGGGGAGAGTTCTGAATGAAGATTTCGGTCCAGATGAACCCCTGCTTCCGGGAAGTCGACCGCAGCACAAAACGATACATCATCATGAAGGGCAGTGCTGGCTCCGGCAAGAGCGTGGACACT